TCTGGGTCCCCATCGGTAGAGTAAATCCATCCAAGCAATCTTCCATACTTACCTACACCACCTTTAAGTTCTGTGCGAATAGTAAGTTCCTCATCTCCGTGTAGAACTCCTTCCAATCTCTCCTTCATATAGTTTGTAGCATCAATACCCAATGCCTTTTCTTCAAGGTCTTTAGTTCTCTTTTCAGGAGTGTCAATACCGGCTATCCGGACCCGCTCCGTCTTATAGATTCCAAAACCTAAATCTATTTTCACATCTATAGTATCGCCGTCAACTACTTTAGTAACCTCTACGACTCTAAAGTTATAGCAACTATTCCTACTCGGTGGGACCATCTTAGCCATTGAACTAAAGCATACTTCTGCTATTTAGTTCTGAAAATCCTATTCCATATTCTCATACCATCATCATCTCTAACAAATAACTCTTCTTTTGGTTTTGACTCACTATCCAAATCTTCTATCGCATTATTTACTGTTGATACTGGTGGAGTCCAGTGTTGTTTTAATTCCCAATCTTTCATTTTCTGCACCCACTCATTAGCAGCTGCCCCCTTAGTATCAGTAATAGGCATAGCATTTGCTTTAGGAGCAAAGGCAGCAGTACCAATAATACCACCAGCACCTATTCCAAGAGCAGATACAATAGCAACAACTCTTTCGTTTGCTCTCACTCTTTCTCTAATAGATTTTTGTTCTCCCACTAGTTGATCTACTTGGCATCGTAATACACCAATCTCAACATCTCTCTCACATGCTTTCTCTTCCATCACAAGTATGCCTTAGATATATTAGTAGCAAATCCGATTACAGTAACACCAGCAGCTAAAACTGCGGCAGCACCGATAACCCATTTCTCTACTACTTTAAGTCTCTCACGAAGCTCTTCTTGCTTCTCTTCTAATCTGTCAACTTTGTTCTGCAGGACTACTATACGTATCTCCTGCTTCGTATCCAATGTCATCTCGTCCATCATTCATCTCAACATATCCTGTTCTTAATATATAGTATCCAATACCTGTTGCGAAGGTAAGTGCTACAAATCCCATATAGGAAATGCCGTAAATAAGATTAAAAGTATTCATTTTAATGTCCCCGATATCGATGTGTGTTGTATAGAGAATCTTGACAGAAAAAAAGTAGAGGTGCCAGCATAAGTACGCTTCCTGCTTGGAGAAACATTACATGGGCACTAATAAAGTGTGCGAATTGTAATATCATCTTACAGCAGAAAACACACCACCTTCAACTAGAATACAATCTATTGAACTCGGATGTCGCTGGAGATATGGTACGTCATTTACTGCAACATTTCTAGCGTCCCAAGAGTCTTGAGCATATGCACAGATCTCTTTATGTTGCCTGGACTCATCCAAATAGCTGACGGTATAGTGACTCATTTTCGTAGCCTGAATTTCAAATATTTATCTAAATCTTATCACATTTTAGGTATTTTGTCCTACTAATGTGTGTGTTTCCATACCTGGTTATTGGCGTCTATTTCCTTCACCTCTATATCGTGTGGGTAGTGTGAGATGCATTGCTGTTATCATAACTGTAACGAGTCCGATTGAATACAATCCTGGTGCAATGGTATACTGCCACAGTTCGTTAAATGAATATCGTCTAGATGAAGCGAAAGATGGTTGTGGAACCAGTAACATCACCGACACCAAAGAAGGAAGAATAAACTTCTTCATTATAATAGAATTGCTCCAATAATAAATCCTTTAGCAAATGAAATACACACTACTTGATAATCAGAAAGTCCAAACTTATCTTGGAACTTCTTAAGTAAGTTCTTATCCCATTCAACTAATTTGTCGAATCCTGCTTTAACTTTGTTCATCGTTTTCCCTCCAAGGTTCTTCGTGATCTAAATCTAACCATCTAATAATTAATTTGATTATCCTTTTCATTCATCATTCTCCATACTATCTATATCCTCACACTCCGCAAAATCCATAGCCATTTGTCCTCCTATTTCTCCTCCTTGTTCCATACCCATTACCGTAGCAGCACCGGCAAGAACCCAACCAACATAAGGAATAGAGGTAAGAGTAGTAGCAACACTAGCACCAATACTACCCCCCACAAGCTGGCCGGTCGATTCTCCTCCACCGGCCGCCTTGATACACTCGACTTGGGCGGCAGACAACTTTCCCCCTTGTTTACTCTCCAGGTGCCTAGCCCCCTCCATCGTGTATTGCTCTTTGGTTCGCACTTCTGCTCTTCCGAACCCAAGAAACCCGGCAGGTCTTGAGATATCCTTATTAACCTCCATCACCTTAGGATCATTTGCCTGGTATTGAATAGTATATCCATCCTCAGTTGCTTCTACATTATAAGATGTATAATCACTGGTAGGAAGATTAATAACAGGCATTGATTTGCGGTTTGCTATTAATCCTATCATACCTATATGAGTTATCCCCAGTATAGCACCCAAAGATATCGCAAACCACTTATTCATAACATTAAATGGTAGGTTTTACAGGAGGTTCACCACCATCAACACTAATCTTAAGTGGTGCTTGCTCAATTCTAATTGTTTGAGTAGGTGCAGTATTTGATGCAGCAGTAATCAATCTTTCCAAGTCTTCCTTAGTAATAGAATATCCACCACCAATAGGTTTACCATTCTTATCCATCTTCATAGTTCCATCACCACTCTTCTTGGCTGTCTGAACTCCGAAGCTAGCTAAAACTCCAGTGAAAACTGAAGCTATGAAAGTCGGGTCCAATTTCTGCTCTGGTATACCTAAAGCAGGAGGTAGTTTAATATAAGCAAGGGTAAGGATACCACCAGACCATACAAGAATACCAAGTCTTACAAAGGTTGATAGGATAGCCATCTGCTCTTCGCGGTCTTCCAAACCTTCCTTCAACTTACCAAAAATACCTTTCTTCTTTTCTTTCTTTACAGGTTCCTGATTATATCCTTTAACTGGTTCCTTTACTTCATCAGGCATTAGATTACAGCAAACAAGCTAATGCTATTTATAAAAAGGTATCACTGGAATGGGAGTAATATTCAGCAACCCTTCGTCATTATAATACCCCATCTTAAACCAATAACAATCTAACAATTCAAGTTCCACATCAGCAGTATTCTTCTTATAAGGGTCTTCCTTTGTCCAGTCAGCACAGTATCTTACTATTGCAGGGGGAACTTTAATATTATCCCAAGTAAGTGGATCCTGGACAATTATAGATATCACTCTTTGATATATCCCTTCTCAACAAGAAATTCTCTAGTCAACGGAGTAGGGGGATATTCTTCCCACATATTACCTGCCTTACATGCTTTAAGTGCTTTAATTGTTGCACCCTCAGTATGCCCCATCCAATATGCTTCCTTCTCCCATATAACAGATGAAACTTTATCTGCTGCGGTATAAGTATTCTCAGATAATGCCTGAAGATATTTGGGAACTTTATCTTGTGGATACACAATAGCAATAAAGGAATTCTTAATGTCTCCAGCCATACAATCCTGAACTGCGTGCCATCCTTCATGCCTGAAAGTAGAAATGAGGGAGGTACTTCTTTCAACCATATCAGCATTTAAAAAGATATTATTTCCATCAGTATAATATACACCACGAGTTCCTATTAAAAAATATTCCATCGGTGCAATATAAACATTAATACCGACATCATTTACTGCTTTAAGAACATCATTAAATTCATTAGCAATAGGGGAATGATCTTTCCTTTGATAATCCTCAATATCCTTAATGGATTTAACTTCCTTAACATCCTTAGTGCATTCTCTCATCATCATGCAACCCATTGAACCATTAGTGAAGTAATCTTCAATCTCCAGTTCATATGCGGATGCAGGAGTTCCCCCACAAGCACTCAAAGACAATATGAGTGCCGCAATTAATTTTTTCATCTACTTACTCAGAATGAAGGAATTACAGGAGGAGCAGAAACACCAGCGCCACCAGAAGCGGCATCACCAATACCAGCACCAGCAATACCAGCATCACCTTCAGGGATTAATGCGCCCCCACCAAAACCGCCAGCCAATCCACCAAGGTCTCCAAGTGATCCAAGAGCAGCATCCATAACTTGTTGTTTAATACCATCAACAATGGAATCCTTGTTGACATATACGTATACGCCACTGATAACAACGGCAAGAGATACAATACCAGACGACAGTGCAACGACATTTACAAATTTTTGCATTTTATTTTATCAAGTGAGTTTATTTAGTCTCAAAAATTTTCTCATAAAACTTTACCCCCTCGTTCTATAATCAACCTTTGTACTTGTTTTCTATCTAAACCACACAAATTTACACAATTCTTAAGACACTTAAGAATACATTCATCATCACTTATTGGTGTTTTGATTGTAAATCCGTGCTTATCTACCTTAGGAATAACTTCTTTGCCTATATCTTTTTGAAACTCACTCATTATGAATAATATTTTTTATAGTGGTCCGAAATTCCAAGACAATTCACATTACCCTGAGATACCCAATCATGGACACACTCATACATTGATTGATTAGTATACTGTGGTTGCCCATATTGATCCAAAGCAGACCCATACTCCTTCAAAAGAGTGGTTAACCCATGACGACGAAGTTCCATTCTATCTTCACTATACCGCCAATCTTCTATAACTTCTAAGTTAGTCATGAAAAAGAAAACTTCTTAGTGTAATCATATGCATAGTTAGTTCTAGCACCATGAATACCCCATCCCAACCAACTGTAAGCAGCATTCATATAATAACCAACAGTCATTCCAGATCCCTCAAAATAAGGAAGGTTCTTTTGGAACTGATTTTCATTCACCATATAACGAAGTTGTCCTTTCAATGAACTAGGATCACATCCATAGTTCTTACAGAAAGATCCAAGACCATAATAACGACCAGCAGTAGTCCACTGAATCAATCCATATCCACCACTATAACATCTATTATAAGCAACTCTTGCACCACCTTCACAGATATTAGACTTAAACTGACTCTCTTGTTTAATATTACCCATGATGGTAGCAAGGGCATTTCTATCAGTAATATTTGTTCTCTCTTGAATATAAGCTAGTGCTATCTTCTCATCTGGAGTGCATCCTTCGCACTTCCATGATGGAGAAGGGGGAGCAACAGATGCTGCTGCTAAAAATTCAAAAAACATCTAACTAAGAATTTACAACATCAGTATATAGTGAATATTAAACTCTGTCAAGACCTCCTTGCCAAATCATATCAGGCATTGCTGACGGAGATTGACCCCTGACCATAAACATAACAATTAGATATCCTAAGAGCCATAAAAAATTAACAATCCATGTTTGTCTATAAAAGAACTTGCGTACTCCCATAGAAATACGAATAGCACGGGCATCAGAATAAGACTGTGGATCTGAATCAGCAAACTTTCGTATCACCTGCTCTATAATAATAGCAATAATAGTTGCTATTATCAATGGATAAAACATAAAATTCAAAAAAGATAAAAAAATCAATAGCGTTTGCATTATGCTGGATTTGCGGAAGGAGAATAAACAGGTGTCATAATACCACCATCGAAGTCATCATCATTATCATTATCATCATTAGGAAGCATTATCTCAAGAACAATAAGCACCAAAAAAGGAATAAAAGGAAATAACAAAGCCATCTGAAACTCTGACATTGGAACCTTAAAGTTTTGTTAAGTTATATTATATAGGTTATTCATAGGTGTGGAAACTTTCTTAGTTTAGCATCAAAACTTTCTATCAACAACTCTTTCAACACATCTTTTAACTCATCAAGTGGCACACCTTTCTTATATTCTTCTCCTACCTGTAAGTGTGAACCACCTACTGTAATATTATATCCCAAACCATCTTTAACTTTAGTACCAGTAAGTCCTATACCACCCATATATGCCTGGCCACAACTATTAGGGCATCCAGTCCAATGTATCTTTACTTCCTCTGGTATCTCTAACTCATACTCTAACTCTTTTGCTATCCTCTCAGCATCACCCTTAGTATCAGTAATAGCAAATCCACAGAACTGACTACCAGTACAAGCAACAGTACCAGCAGCAACAGGTCCTGGTTCTAATGGAAAATAACGCTCTATAATTACATCCTTCCTCACAAAATCTAATTGGTCTTCTGGTATATTAACTAAGATTACATTCTGATCTTCTGTTAAACGAACCTCACCACTACCGTACCTACTAAGTAAAGAAAGTCTATGCAAATCTACAGCATCCAAACGACCTACAGGTATATGAATTCCTGCATAGTACAATCCTTCTTGCTTCTGCTTATGAATACCAAAGTGTGAACGGGGTTTCCTCTGAAACTTTGATCCAGGATCACGAGCAAGAGGACCATACTCCTCTACTACCATCTCCCTAAACCTCTTGACACCAACAGAATCTAAGTAAAGCCTGAACCTACCCTTAGGTCTCTTATCACGCTCACCATTGTCCCTCCAGATGCTACAGATAACCCCTGTAAGACGGCAAATGTCCTCTGGGTCTACCCAAGCGTTTAGAGGCACTGCATAGGCGTTCATTTGGGAGGAAAGGACCCCTCCTATCCATACACCAAACTTCAGTTGTCCCAATCTCCTTACAGGATGAAAAACTATATCGTTGTGGAGCAGAAAGTTGTCCTTTGCTCCTGCTACTGCTGTGTTCCATTTTCTTGGAAGGTTAGAGAACTCTCTATTACCTCTATGGCAATCAGTAAGATAGTTATCTAATTCTTTTACATACGGTATTGTATCTATGATTTCCTCTGGGTCTACACCTGCAAGAGGATTACCTGTTACATTCCTTGGGTTATCAAAACCTGATTGTATTGTAGTCAGTCCTACCGAATCCAGACTCTTAAGAATCTCTGGTAAATCTTCCAGTAGAATACCACGTAATTGTAAATTCTGACGGGTTGTTATATCTGCTCTACCGCCATCATACTTACTAATAATATCTGCTATCACCTCTAATTGATTAAAATGGAGGACTCCATTAGGAACCCTCAATCTTAACATAAACTTGCCTGGAGTTTTAGGTCTCCAGAACATACCATACCATTTTAAACGAAGTTCAAGATCAGTCTTATCTACATTCTCCCAACCAAGTTTGGCAAATGTATCAATCTCTGGTCCAACATCAAGACCGTCCTTTGCGGCCTTGTTCTGTTCTATCTTGTTTAATTTCATCTTTCCTTAGAGTAAAAGAACCATCTTCGTTATCAATCCATTGTAAGTAGTCTCCTTCTTCCCACCCAGTCTCTTTTAAAAGTTCTGGGGGGAAGGTAAGAATACCATCATCATCTACATTAAGAATAGTACTTATCATCGTGCTCCAAGTTCTGCAGCAAGTTCTCTCTCAAGTTTCTCATCATGAACTGTTGGTAGAACATTAGACATCCTTGTGCGATGAGTACTATAGAATAGCATACCAATGAATACCATACCCCCCACAATGTTACCTAACGTAACAGGGATAAAGTTCCAAAAGATTACTGATCCATAACCAACACCAGAACCAAGTAGTGGTCCAGTAGTATGGAGGAACATATTAACTACAATGTGTTCCATACCCATTGCCTGGAATGCTGTAATAGGTAACCAGCAAGCAAGAATCTTACCTGGCACACTCTTACTTACAAGTGCCATCGTGACACCCAAACACACCAACCAATTAGCAACCATACCACGTAAGAATGCAAGCATCCATCCAGTAGTACCTAATGCGGCATACTTTGTGATAACATTTGCTTTATTGACAGCAATAATTTTTGCAGCAACCGCAGCCCATCCTTTACCACCAGCGGCAGCTGCAAGGGGAGCGACTGTTCCTGCACTCGTAAGGCTAATAGCGAGCAATATTGATACAACGGCACATCCGATAAAGTTTCCTGTCCATACCCAAGTCCAATTGCGGAAGGTTTGTCTCCAACTACAATTGCCTGCCCATGTTGCCATAGGTAGTAGAGCAAAATTACCTGTAACTAGTTCCATACCAAATAGTACAATACTAGCAAACCCAAAGGGGAATAATACTGATCCTAAAAAAGGTAATCCTGATTGAAGTCCTACTGTAATAGCAAGACACGTTGCTAACCCAAGAATTGCTCCAGAATAAAAACCACGGACCAGCAAATCTTTAATGCTGACCGTGGCTTTTTTGCCTCCTGCGGCAATCATACCATCTACAAGTTCATTGGGTAGCACATAATCCATTTGGGACGCACTGACTTTCATCGTCCCATCCAATACTTTAGACATAATTTACATTCCAAACATCCAAATTTTCTCTATTATATCATAGAATTTTTTCATTGTCTATTGTTTAGGGGTAAGTTTGTAAGCGCCGAAAGCAGCACCAGAAAGAGCAGCAAATAGTACTAGTAGTTCCAAAGTAGTAAAGCAGATTACATAATTATATAGAAAAAAATGTATCACTATGATACACTTTTGTAAGTGTTGATACCAAATATTTAATTTTATGTTAAGGTTTCATAACGTTATAAAGACAACTTTATTATAGGTATTAATTATTCTTATCGCATTGACCATGAGCATTTCCATATTGATGCTGGTAAGTATGTAAGGTTTGAATAAAAATTAATGTTGACATAAGAACCACCGGAACTATCCATAACTCCCAGTTATTCTTCCACCATTCACTCTTCATCACACCACCTGAACATATCTCTTTCATCAAACTCAGCAGGACAACAGTTCTCACTGGGCAATTCAATCCTACTAGCAGCCCAGGCATCTCCTCCTCGCAATCTTACCTCAGTAAGACACTGCTGATACTCACTCCTTGGTTGTTCTTCTTGTGCTATCACAGGAGAAGCAAGAAGGAATATTAGAATGAAATATTTCATAGTCGTTAAAAGTTAAGGATATTTTAACATAAAAAAAGAGGGTCGTAAAGACCCTCTTGTATACGTTATCTGATTAAAATCAGAAGCTGTACTTAGCACCGATTTTAGCGCCCCAGTTGATGATGTCATCTTCGGAGGAATCTTCGCCAGTGATACCGGAGATTTCGCCATAGAATCCAAGTTGCTCATTAGCAGCAACGGAAACGCCAACCTTACCAGAGATTTCAGTCTCGGTGTCATCAGAGGCATCGCTATGAACGAATCCAGGGCCAACCTGTGCATAGTATGCAAGGTCACCAGTAGCGCCTTCATATCCAATATGAAGATCTGTCGTAGCAGTTGTGTATTCGCCGTCTGGATAAGAAGCATTGGCTTCTACATTAACGTAAGGACCTGCGAAAGCAGCGCCTGCGAATAGAGGTGCAGCTGCAAGAGCTGCGATTACGGGTTTAAACATTTTTGTTTTCCTAAGTGTCTCGCAATATTCTTATTGCGGATGATAACAGACTCGACAAGCCTGTATGTATTAACGTATCACAATTGCCTGACGATCTTTCGAGGGCGTTCGTTTACGTTAAGTTATTTAGTATACTTTAAGTTTAGTAAACCGTCAAGTCTGGTAGGGAAACCCTAACCTTCTTCTTGGTTCTGCTGTTCTTGTGCAGCACTACTCTCAGTTATCCTTCCCAAATATGGATCATAATTCATCTGTTCTTTAATATTAATACTAGCACCTTGTTGTTGCCAATAATTTAACAATGCATCATGTGGTCCCTTATGAAAAATTGTTAAATGTTCTTGATGAATTGATGATTGAAACTCCATATTGTAAAGAAATATAGGAATACTGTATGTCTTTCCAGACTCTAAAATAGTATCCTCAGACACTGCTCTTGGTTTCACCCCATTATCAAGTTTATACTTATTTCCCCTCACATGATGTCTCATAATCTTTGCTGCATGATGACGACTAATCAAATAAAATGCAGCAGAAAAATCATTTATAAACTTAAGATGTAATCTAACATGAATATCTCCTGTGGTAATTGTAGTCATCTGAATACAATCCCAATCATAAGGAACTTCAGCAAAAAATTCCTTCCAAGTAAAATTCCAATAGTGTGCTATATCTAAATTAACATCGTCTTCTGCAATGATACAGTAGTCATCATCAGTATTATTATAAAACTCCTTAATGGCTTTAAGATGAGACATACAACATCCCAACTCAGTCTGACGTATACTAGGAGGATACGTTCCTTTAAGAAGAGTAGATGCATCTTCCTCTGCTTCATCGCTACCATCATACCCAGCAATACGAGTATGATTTTCAATCTCCCAATACCTAAATTGACTCTCCATATACTCACGTCTTTCAACATCAGTGTCTAAGTTTATCCAATAAATGTGTGGGATACCTTGTAATTTAAATGCAGACTTATTCTTGTCCCGCAGTAATTCTTGTCCAGCCATCAGGGATTAAATCTTTAGTGTTGTGATCTTTTGTATAACCAGTTTTACCAAACCATTGAACAGGTGCAATAACCTTCTTATTCTTATTAGCAGATAACCATGCTCCCCACCAGGAATATGATGAGTTGGCAATAATAAAATCATCACACATAGACATTAAGCAAAGGTCCACTCTATTATCTTCATTCTCAGAAACCATAAAGCGATCATCAGAAAATAGTTCTTGCTTCTTACACCATTTAGGATCATCAGAAAAAACAATTACATTACGATCATCATCAAAATGTTTTAATGCTGCCTCATAATATTCAAGAGGTAAGTTGAAATGATTTTCACTATTCGTTACATAATCAGTGCGACGAACATGAAGTGCAATAGGATTTTCTACTGACTCTATCATCTCCTTACAAGGATTTGCAATCTCAGAATGGAAAATAAAATCATCACGAATCTCATCTTCAATATGCTTAAAATATTTCTCAGTCTGATAATAACCATGAAAGCTTACATGGTCAGGACAAAAATTAAAAAGTTCCTCATCAAAATGGAAAAACCTTTCTTGTACTATAGGTGCATGTCCATTATTTAGAAGTCCTGTCTGAACATTAAGCTCAAAGGAATCAAATAACTCAGTCCTGAGCATATTTCCTATGCCATCATCAACTGCTTGCTCATAGTTTGGAATGATAATCTCTGTGCCAATCTTCCTTGCAAGACCTTTTAATGCAGCATACTGGAACATCTGATTGCACAGTCTTCCCATTCGCCCTAAGGCATTAAATCCTATCATACTAATTGCTCTCTTCGGATTTTAAGGTAGTCCTGTCCTTCATAATACTCTACCAACTTCTCTTTGTCAAATGTTCTTATAGTATTCCAAAGGTTCCAATTATCATTAAATTTAGGACTACTAAACCAAGAGTTATGAGTTCTAGCATGTTCTAAATGATATACATATCCATCAAGTCTTTTAATACGATTACCAAGAGTACTCATACGAAAATAGAATTCATCATCCTCACATCCCCATGATACAAAGTTCTCATTCATCATATAACATTCAATATACTTCTTACGATTAATAAATTGAGTCCATCCAATAGTAGAGTTGGAGAGTTCTTTATTCTTATCAAGCGTACTTACATTAAGAGTCTGAGTAAACTCTTGATAGATTTGCATATTATATTCTGCTTTCCATTGATAAATTCCACATTGATATGGATACACTACATCTGCTT